TGATCCCTACGACTTCACAATGTTGGGTGACATACACAAGTTCCAGATCCTGAACGAGGAAAAGACCATTGCCTACCCTGGGTCCACAGTCCAGCAGAACTACGGAGAAGATCCTGATAAAGGCTTTATCTTCTGGGATATCAGATCCGCAGATGACTTTGATCTTACCTTCCACCGTCTAACCAACCCGCACCCCTTTGTTACTGTCGATTGGCAGGGTAATGTTCGAGACACTCTACACGAGGCAAAGAAGTACAAGAAGGGCTCACGCTTCAGGATTCGTACTACTGAGAATATTCCCCAGCTTGAGATCAAGCAGATCCACAATGAGCTAAAGCTTGTAAGGAATGCTAAAGAGGTTGTCTGGAAGTTTGATCAAGAAGTAGATGCCAATGATATCATAGATAGCGAAGCTCTTATCAAAAAGGAAGATCTTCGTGACCCCAAGATTCAAATGAAGATTCTTGAAGACTATGCACCAGCTGTAAAGTTCGATGAAGAGGAGTGGGAGGAGATTAGCAAGCTTGTGGATCGATACATCGCTCTTGCAACACAAGATGAAGATGTGGCTCGAAATATCAAGTGGTCTATCAAAGATATTGAATTTGACAATATGTTTTCTTATGGAAAGGGAAATAAGATCAACTTTGAGAATCTGAATGGGATTACTGGTATCCTGGGCAAGAACCGAAGCGGAAAGTCTTCCATCGTTGGAACGCTTGTCTACGCTCTTTTTAATTCCACCGATCGAGGCACAATCAAGAACCTTCACGTAATCAATAGTCGAAAAGGACACTGCAGTGTTAAGATGAGATTTTCAGCTAACAATAAACAGTATGTTGTAGAGCGCCAAAGTGTACGCAAGGAAGACAAGAAGGGGCACGTCTCTGCAATCACTTCTCTTAATTTTTATCAAGAAGATCCGATGGGTAATATCGTTGAAGATCTTAACGGTGAACAGAGGACTCAAACTGAAAAGACTATACGGACGATGCTCGGGACAGCTGAAGATTTCTTGATAACCTCATTGGCTACACAAGGAAGCATGAATCACTTTATCAGCCACGGATCTTCTCATCGCAAGACTATTCTATCTAAATTCTTAGATCTAGATATTTTCGAGAGGATGGCTGAGTTTGTAAAGCATGATTCGGCATCTATTCGAGGCAAGATGAGCAATTATCCTGAAAGGGACTGGAACGCTTCTATTGTTTCACTTAGAAATAAACGTAGAAAGTATAACAGTCAAATCGAAGAGATTGAACATGTCTTAATTAGTCTGCGCGAAGACCAGCAAAAGCTCCAGATACAACTGAGCAACTTCAGTGAGGACGACCTTGTCGATGAACGAGAAGTTGACGAGCAAAAAGCAGAACTTAGAAAAGCAAAAGTGGGGTTTGATGATCTTACTACTAAGTGCGATGAATGTGTCGATGAGATTGAAAAGCTTAGCGCGCAGGTTGAGGCTATCGAATCTGTTAAAGAGCAGTTCCCGATTTCTGAGATTCGAGAGCAGTATGAGAACCTACAAGATCTCGAGCGAGGCCTAACGAGCCTTGAGCACCAACGAGAGCTTGAGAAGCAGATTCTTGAAAATAAGAAAAAGCTAGCTAAGAAGCAGGAACCCTGCTCATGTACTGTACACCATCCCAAGTGCCCTTACGTTAAAAAGTCTGATAAACATAATAAGCTCATTGCGCAACAAAAAGATGCGATAGATGAGCAATCCTCACAGTTGCGCGCAATCCGACGCGCAGTGAAGAAGCTGCAGGACCAGAACCTTAAGAAGAAGATCGATAAATATGATGAACTCCTTAAACGTCTCTCTGAGACAGAAGTTCAGATGTCACGTAAACAATCTGCGTATGATCTTTTCTCTCGAGACTTAGACGTTGCAGAGGATCACATGCTTCGTTGCAAGAAGGTTCTTGTGGGGATGAAGCTTCGAGTCAATACTTCGAATCTAACTGAGGCTGCCCGGAGAGTCAAGGACATGCTGGACGACATTAGCAGCCAGATTAAACAGAATGATGCACAGCGTATTTCCGCAGCAGAAATGAAAGGAAATACCGATAGCCAGATTAAAAAGCTCCAGATTGAACGTGATGAGTTTGCTGAATTGCGTAAAACGTGGAAGATATATGACTTTCTTATGCAGTCCTGGTCTAAGAAGGGGATCCCAACCCAGATCATTCGAACCCAGCTTCCTGTAATTAATTCTGAGATCGAGAAGATTCTTAGTAGCGTAGCTGATTTTACTGTCAAGCTTGATGCTGATGTCGATTCTAATGCACTTGATATCTACCTGGATTACGGGGACAGCAAGCGCATTATTGAGCTGGCTTCCGGGATGGAAAAGATGATATCGTCTCTTGCAATGAGAGTCGCCCTTCTTAATGTGTCATCATTACCTAAGACTGATATACTGATTATTGACGAAGGCTTCGGTGCCCTTGATGAGACAAACGTTGAAGCATGCAACAGACTTTTAACTTCCCTTAAGACGTGGTTTAAAAATATACTTGTGATTACACACGTCGATGCTGTAAAAGATGTTGTTGATCAAACTATTGAGATAGGCAACAAGGGGATAGATTCTTATGTCGAACTTAAATAAGGAAGTCATTTATCACAAAGAAGGCTTCGTGATAATCAAGGACACGATCATTGAAGTTCCTCCAATTTCATGTGACGTGTGTAATTTTTTCATGAAGAGCCTTGTTGATTCTCAATCTTGGCGAGAACATCAATGTTGTCGAGAATGTGCTATAACTTGGGCAGAAGGCCTGAATAAGAAAAAATGGCTGGAAGGGTGGCGCCCAAGCAAAAAAGCGATTAGGCTAGAAGTTGAAAAGCGCACCAAGATAGTTTCGAGATTAAAATTATAGTTTCGTGTGATATTTAATATCGCTCTACAACCACAACGAGGTAAGAAACATGCTTTCATCTGAAGACGTCAATGCAATTGGCCAGTTAATAGACACATCCTTCGGTTATTCATCAACCGGAGAGAAGACATTCCAGGTTCCTGCAGGCCGCGCTATAAAGTGTCACTTAAGTGGAGAATCAGGAGAAGACAGGCTGGTAGTAAAGTTCGTCACAGTTATTACCTTGCACGAAAATGAACGCAATCTGCTTGATCCTAAGAATCCAGCATCTAGACAAGCTGAAAGAGAATCTGTAAAGATGACAAAGGATTATGTAGATAGCCTGAAAAAGTCTTACCGATCTGCGATGGAAAAGTCCTTAAAACTCAAAGAGGTTTCATCAACTGACAGCGTTGAGCTTGTTAGCCACAATATCTACAGTCCGGTCCGCCAGGTATATTACAGACGAAACACGGTCTATGACGTGAGTGTTTAATGGCTTCTAAGCCCGGAAAACAGGCCCAAGTTAAAGAGATAATCCGATGCGGAAAAGATTCTCTTTACTTTATGCAAAAATATGTTCGAATACAGCATCCTACGAGAGGCTTAATCCCTTTCGAGACGTATTCTTTTCAAGATGACTGCGTTACCCATTTCAACGATAACAGGTTTAATGTAATCCTTAAGTCCCGGCAGCTGGGTCTTTCTACTTTGGTTGCGGCCTACGCCCTGTGGATGGGAATTTTCCAGCGGGATAAGAACATCTTAGTCATCGCGACAAAGCTTTCAGTCGCTCAAAACTTTATTAGAAAAGTTAAAGTGATGTTAAAGTCGCTACCGCCCTGGCTCGTATTACCTGAAGTTACTGCTGACAACAAGCAGACAATAGAATTCAGTCACGGATCAGTTATTAAAGCTATACCAACCTCCGATGACGCTGGTCGTTCTGAGGCTTTGTCCCTTCTTATTATAGATGAGGCAGCATTCGTCAAGAACTTTGACACCCTGTGGATGGGCTTGTATCCTACGCTATCTACCGGTGGGCGTGCTATCGTTCTTTCTACTCCAAATGGAGTTGGTGGCCAATATCACAAACTGTACACAGCAGCAATACTAGGTGAGAACGAATTCAATTCGATTAACTTACCTTGGGATGTTCACCCTGAAAGGGGCGAAGAATGGTTTCAAAAAGAAACCCGAAATATGTCCAAGCGCCAGATCGCGCAAGAGCTTCTATGCGACTTCGTAGCTTCGGGCGAAACATTCTTACAAGCTGATCATCTTGAATGGATACGAGAATCTATCAGGGCACCTCGAGAGAGAAGATTTGAAGATAGAAATCTTTGGGTTTGGGAAAATCCCCTCGCAGCACACAAGTATGTGATATCAGCTGATGTATCTAGAGGTGACGCCAAAGATTATTCCACGTGTCATGTTATTGATGTCACTACTTGCGAAGTTGTGGCTGAATACAAAGGAAAGATCCCGCCTGATAGGTTTGGAGAAATGCTAGATGCTCTGGGGCGGCAATATAACGATGCCCTCTTGGCTCCTGAAAACAACACGTTCGGCTACACTACAGTAATGAAGCTAAAAGAGTTGAATTACCCAAATATTTATTACCAGAAATCTCGAGGGGTCTATTTAGGAAATTATATACCTCAAGCTGAAAAAGATGTGGGGGGATTCTCAACTCAAGGGCAGTCTAGAGTTCAAATCATTTCAAAGCTCGAAGAGATGATAAGAAATAAAATGATCAGGTGTTATTCCCAGCGCCTATACGATGAACTCAAGACCTTCATCTGGAAAGGCCAGAAAGCTCAAGCCATGAGAGGCCAGCATGATGATCTAGTTATGAGCCTTGCAATTGGAACGTGGCTTTTTGATCTATTTGGCGCCGGCGGCGAATCAAGAGCAGGCCTTAACAAAGCGATACTGGCGGGTTTTTCTGCAGAGTCAAGAGACGCATCAGAACTATCTCACGAGAAAACAGCTCCTTTCCCACTCAACCCCTTTAAACCCGTCAAGCAAGAGCAGTGGGAAAAGGGAAATAAAAATTTCAATTCTAGGTCTGCGTATGACTGGTTACTTAAATAGCTTTACAAAACCTGAAAAAGATTATATTTATTTGACGTAGTGCTCACTACCCTTAATGTAGGAGCGGCAATATGGCCGACAACGACAATTTCTTTAATAGGCTCACCCGGCTCTTTAGATCTGGACCGCTAGTTAAAAGAAAAGTTAGAGCATCTCGTGCGCCAAACATGGGATCTCTTTTACAGCAGTTCCAGAAATCTCAAAGTCATGTCTATGCAAATGCGATCAGTGCGTACGGAATGTACGATCGCATGTCAAGATACGCAGACTTCCAGGAAATGGAAGCTACGCCAGAAATAGCGTCAGCTCTTGACATTTATTCTGACGAATCTGTGTCCCAAGATGAAGTAGGTCGGTGCCTCCACATCTACTCAGAAAACGACAAGATCAGAAATGCACTAGAAGATTTGTTCTATGACAATCTGAACATAGAATTCAATTTAAATCCGTGGGCAAGAAACTTGTGCAAATACGGAGACTTTTTCTTGTTCCTGGATATTTCACCTGATTACGGTGTTATGAACGGAATTCCAATCCCTGTAAATGAGATTGAGCGCGAAGAAGGATTTGATCCTGATGATCCCATGGCTGTTCGATTCCGATGGGTAACCCAGGGAAATAAGATTTTAGAAAATTGGCAGATTGCACATTTTAGACTTTTAGGTAATGATGCATTTCTTCCATACGGTTCTTCTGTTATCGAGCCAGCGCGCCGAATTTGGCGCCAGCTTATTCTTATCGAAGACGCAATGTTAGTTTACCGCGTGATTCGATCCCCCGAACGCCGCGTTTTTAAAATTGATGTTGGTAACGTCCCGCCAGAAGAAGTTGAAACTTATATGCAGCAGGCAAAGACTGCACTTAGAAGTAACCAAGTCGTTGATAAGAAAACAGGAAGAGTAGATTTAAGGTACAACCCACTTTCAGTTGATGAGGATTATTTCCTTCCCGTGCGCGGCCAGCAAGATGGAACTGCTATCGATACTCTCGCCGGCGGCCAAAATACAACTGCAATTGAAGATGTTGAGTACATTCAAAAGAAGCTCTTTGCTGCCCTCAAGGTTCCGAAGGCTTACCTAGGATATGATGAAGCGCTTAGCTCTAAAGCAACGCTTGCCCAGGAAGACATTAGATTTTCAAGAACAATTAATAAAGTTCAAAGGGTCATGATATCTGAATTAAATAAGATTGCTGCTGTACACCTTTATTCTTGTGGGTTCGACGGAGAAGATCTTATCGATTTTACTCTCAAGCTTTCTAACCCGTCTACAATCGCGCAGCAGCAAAAGTTAGAGCTATTCAGGACAAAGTTTGAAATTGCAGGAAATTCTCCAGAAGGAATGCTTTCTCGTGATTATCTACGTAAAAGAGTTCTCGGACTAACAAACGAAGAAATCGACATGATAGAGAAGCAGAAAGAGGAAGATAAACTTCGTGACCTAGAGGTTGAAGCTATCACCTTACCTGGTGAAGACGCTGCAGAATCACCTGGAATCGATGAGCTACCCCCAGAAGAAGGCGATGAAGAATTAGAAACTGCGGCAGAGAAAAAATCTGACAATCTTATCTTGGGTACTGACGAAGTCAAAAGCAGTGAAGAGCAAGAGGGAAAAGATAGCAAGAAAATCGCGGATCAAAATCCTATAAAACCAAGCTCTCATACAAAAGGTTCAAATAAATCTAAGCCTAGAAAAGCAAATGCAGCATTCGACGGACGATCGTATCCGCTAAGGCCTGAAGGTTCAAGCCAGTACACTGCATCTAAGAAAGAGCGGTACGTTGGCAATTCTATCAGTGATAGAGAAGTCATCCTGGGATCTGATCTACGATTTGAAAATCAAGAGAATATACAAAAACAGATGACAACTCAGTTAAGACAGACTTTAAAAAGCCTTGAGCGAAGCATAAGTAATAAAGCAAAGTCCTCGGAGTTACTAGTTGAGGGAGACGAAGATGACGAGACATAATAAGAAGAGAAATTCTGGGCTCTTATACGAGCTTTTAATCAGAAAGATTTCTCGCTCACTTGTCGAGGGCGATAGTAGCGCTGCAAGTATTTCAAAGACAATAGTTAAAAAATACTTTTCAGTAGGATCTGAGCTCCACAAGGAGTACAGATTGATAAATGCTCTAGTAAACGCTTCTGTTGGAAGCGAAATTGTAGCTGCAGAAGTTCTTAACGAAGCCCGAAAAGCTTCTAGAAAATTTAATTCCAAAACTCTTAAAATAGAAAAGAGTAATCTTATAAAAGAGATTAATCATGAATTTGGAAAAATGGATTTTTATACAGAGTCAGTACCTGACTACAAAATGTATGCGACTGCTTCTACAGTTATATCCTACTGGCGAGACGAAAAACATCTTGATATCAATACTGTGATTGACTATGAAAGAAAATTACTAGAAGCTCTTTCACTTCCTCGCGCTGAGATTAGCGTCGAAGAACCTGATCCTAACATTGACAATTTAGTAGTTAAGGTTGCATCTGATAAACTCCAGAAGAAGTACCAGACTAAGCTTAATGAAAGTCAATCAGAGATTATTAGTCTGTACGCAGTTGAAGCAGACATAGTTAAAACTCGGCAAAAGATACAAATGATAAAAGAGAGTGCTCTTGAAGATGTGAGAAATTACACGAACGAGAAAAGTGGAAATCTTTCTGAAAAGCTTAGCTTGGTTTCTGAGAAAATAAACAATCTAGAAACTGATGTTGTTGATGATGATCTGATTTCTAGAACACTAGAGATAATCGAGCTATCAGAAGAATTAAAAGGAGTCAATAATGAAACTCTTAGCTGAGTGCATACCTTTTGAATATGACGAGAATCTCGTTAAAGAAGGTACTGAAAACAACGATGGAAAGTTCTTGATGAAAGGTATTCTGCAAAAAGCAAATACATTGAATCAAAATGGAAGAGTTTATCCAATAGATGTCTTAACAAGAGAAGTGGAAAACTACCAGCGCTTTATTGAAGACGGAAGAGCGATGGGCGAGCTTGATCACCCAGATACTTCTGTTGTTGAATTAAAGAATGTTTCACACGTGGTCCGAGAAGCTCATATGGACGGTGACATATGTTACGGAACCATTGAGGTTTTAGATACTCCAAACGGAAACATTCTAAAAAGCCTTGTACGGTCAGGCGTAAAGATCGGTATATCTTCCCGAGGCGTAGGCTCTACGAGATCAGAAAGTGGCCATCAAATTGTGCAAGATGATTTCCAGTTAATCTGCTGGGATATCGTTTCTGAGCCTTCGACACCAGGTGCCTTTATAATGAAGGAAGCAAGAGATCTTTCTTCCCATGAAATGGCACAAGTTCGAGAATTTTTTGGCAAAGAAGATAAGCTTAATAGAATAGCTAATAAAATTTTGAATTGGGAGGGAGACAAAGATGGCTCTTAATTACCCGCAGGCAGGTCCTTCAGATGTGCCTTCATATCAGATGTCCGCAATACCTTTCGTCACCTCTTCCGTCCAGGGCGAGGTCGGCGGCACGCCTCTCTTATTGAGGTTTCCAAGTGTGACAAGATTCATGGTGGTGACCAACTTCTCTGGTCACGTTATGCGGATTGGCTTCACTTCTAACGGAGTTACAGGCTCAGGCGCTGTTTCGGGATCGGTGAGTATCTCAACTGCTGACAGAAACAATTACTTTATCCTCTCGGGTAATCAATCAACCCCTAGGATGGAAATACGGTGCAAAGAGATGTTCTTTATGCGAGACACTTCTACAGACACTGGTGGCTCTGGTGATTGCGCTTTCTCGGTTTTCGCTGGCCTGACACCTGTAGCGTATCGACAGTTCCCGACTTTGACTGGCTCAAATGGGTACGATGGCGTAGGTTAATATCATGAAGATCACAAGAAATAAACTAAAAAGCCTCGTAAAGGAATGCTTGGTAGAAATTCTATCAGAAGGCATAGGTGATTCTCCTGGTACCCTTGTTGAATCTAAATCTTTAAAGAATACGACACCGGCACCTAGAGAAAGAACTCGAAAAAGAAAATCTGCTGTTGATAATATTAAATTTGATCGAAGAGTTAATGAGGCTGTGTCTTCGATGACTCAAGATCCTACTATGGCAGCAATTTTTGCAGACACAGCAAAAACAACTTTGCAAGATCAAAATAGTTCTGAGCGCAGGACTCCAATAATTCAACCCGGGTCTGATGCTGCCGCAAGAGCTGCTGCGGTTCACAATCCAGAAGATTTATTTGAAGGTGCTACGAATTGGGCAACCCTGGCTTTTGATGATAGTCCTAAGAAATAATTTTAAGTTTGATTTATCTTCATACTTAATACTAACAGGAGTAAGCAATGTCAAAGTCTAGTTTTTCACACACAAGCATGGGTAGTATTTTTGAAGTCACAAGACCTGAAAATCCGGGTTTACCTGGAAGCAGGAATGATGCGTCTCTAAAGTCTGCATACCCATCGTCTCCCACTTATGATTCATCTGGCGATGAAGAAGTAAGAAAAAGATTTGAAGATTTATGCCTCCAGGGTTCTCTTGCCGGTGAAGGACTAAAAGGAAGCGGCTTTGGCTTACCTTCATACAACAGAGATTTTGTCGCCGCCCCGAATCTTTCTGCAGTAGAAAAAGATAATTCTGGAAATGATGTCGCAAGTCCATTTGTTCCGAACGTCGCTTCTCCTAACGCAGCTGGAGAGCAAGAAAATGTTACAATTCCTGTTCGTCCTGCAGGAGGTGACTTCGTCGGCGATGGTCTTAAAAGCCCTAGTGCAACTTCAAAGGATATCGGACTCCTTAAACTTGGAAGCTATGGCCTAGGTGCCAGTTCTCCGCAAAGCTAGGCATAAAAATCTATGACCTCACCCCTTCTTGAAAGTTACTTTAGCCATCGTCCAGACGCTCGAACTGGAGCGGGCTATGGTAGTATCCCATCACGAGGACCATCAACACCGTCAGTCGGTACCCCGATATCAATGGATCCTATGTATCCCTACTCTTCTCCTGATGAGTCTGACTATAGCGATGTAGAAGACGAAGATGAAGAAAACATTGAGATGAATAATAAGATGCTGGCTAAAATCGGCGGAACACCCTACGTTAACGATCCATTCGGTGGCAACTGGGTGGATAGAGGAGCTTTTGTTAACTGGGCAACTCGACTCGATCTTTACGAAGCATCAGGATTTTCAATAAAGGATATAGATTTCAATGTCAGCCCTGTATATTCTCAGGGCGGCATAAGTCAGATTAATGCTATGGGCAACGGCGCCGGCATCTATAAGACAAAATCAGGAAAGACTATTGGAATGAATATCGGTGGCCGCCCACAATCATATGTAGCAGTTAAAACAAAAAAGAAGATACCTCCTTCATTAGTTGATTTTATAGCACAGTACGTTAGCGAAGATGATGAACAAATATAGAAAACAGCCCGTAGAATTTGGGGTCATAGTTAGATCGCGAGGCGGAGAAAATCCAGAAAAACTAATCGCGCGATTTAAGCGCCTTTTCAAAAAGTCTGGGATGCAAAAAGAGGTTCGCGAGCGATCAATTGAGAGATTTGTTTCTAAGTCTGAAAAAAAGAGAAGGAAAAAGATACGGGCAAAAAGAAGATGGGCTAAGCAATCTTAGATGACTTTTTGCGTGATTTATCATATTTAACAGTGTAGACAGGTGATCTTTATGAATAGCAACCTTTATAAGCAAGCCATCGCAGATGCAAAAAAACTCAGGGAAATAGCTGAGCAGAATGCAAAAAATGCGATAATTGAATCAATAACCCCCAAGATTAGAGAACTGATAGAGTCTCAAATTATGGAGGAAATTGATGACCAAAGCCCAGATTCAGATTTAGTAGAAGAGGCGATGTTAGGGTTGAATCCTGACCCTCCTCAAGAACCTGAAGAATTTGACTTAACACCAGAAGCAGCGCAAGAATTGCGAGAAATGTTTGATGCTGATCAAGAAGATTCTTCAGAAAATTCAAGTGAGTCTCAGATTCTTTCTTCTGCGGGCAATATAAAAGAATGCAATGAATACATTCAAGCTCTCAATGAAATGCTCGAAAATGTTCGCGGAATTTCACCTGATACTTTAGATGAGAGCGAATTGAAAAAATATATTACCGTTGTCGCGATCGCTGACAAGGCTGCAGAAAAATTAACTGAAAAAATTACTAACACAGAAGACGTTGAAATATTTGAAAGCGTCATTAAGAATTCTCAAGATCAAATTCAAGAATTTAAAAAGGAGATAAAAGAAATGAAGAGATCACTTAGAGACCTTCTATCCGAAGAAGTCATTACCATTGAGCTAGATCTTGGGGATGCGGAAGCACCCGAAGATGTCGAGGTTAGACTGTCTGACGAAGAAGAAGTCGAAGTTGCTGACGATGAACTTGAAGCTGAAGCTGAAGAAGCTGAAGAAGAAGGTGAAGAAGGTGAAGAAGCTGAAGAAGAAGGTGAAGATCTGGAAGATCTTGACGAGATGATTCTTGAGCTTGAAGAAGAAGAAGAAACTGACGAGGGCATGATGAACTACGAAGAGGAAGACCACATGATGGAAAGCCTCGGCGATGACACAGTCCTCGAGATTGACGAGAACATGCTGCGGGAAGAGCTAGCCAAGATTATGCAAAAAGGCGAAGCAGAATCCGAAGCAGAAGAAGTCATCGAAGAATCACCTGAAGAAGTATTAGAAGAAACGGCAGAGCCAGTCGCCACCGAGCAAAATGACGAACTCCAAGCCGAATTAGATAGCTATCAAAGCGCAGTTGGCGATCTCAAGTCCCAACTCGCCGAGATGAGCTTGTTCAACGCGAAGCTGCTCTACACCAATAAGCTGCTAATGAATAGCGATCTCAGCCAGACCCAACGGGCCCAGGCCATAGAAACGCTCGATGATGCCGCAAGCTTGCGAGAGGTGAAGCTTCTATTTAAGACTCTTACGGAGTCATTTAGTAAGCGCGCAGAGACCAATCCTGGCTCTCGCAACATCGGCGGCGCAAGCCGCCCAACAACATCTGCATCGATGAAACTTAACGAGTCTCGTGAATCTACGGAAACACAACGTTGGGCATTGCTTGCAGGTATAAAGTAACGAAAACTTTAAAATCAAGGAGATTTATAATGTCTAAGTTTTCACTCGAATCGTTGTCCGAGGGCATTCGCCAGCGGCACATGGGTGAAGAGAACTCCCGTTTGGTTGAGAAGTGGTCACGCACCGGCCTGCTGAGAGGTCTTGAGGGAACAAAGCGAGAGAACATGTCTCGCCTCCTCGAGAACCAAACAGCAGAACTGATCAGAGAGTCCAGTACTCTCGGTACAGGCGGCGGCGCAGGCTCTTCCTCAGGCGACCTACGTGGTTTCTCTAATATCGCATTCCCAATCGTGCGTCGTGTATTCGGCGGACTAGTAGCAAATGAGCTGGTATCAATCCAGCCAATGAGCCTTCCTTCCGGGCTGCTCTTCTATCTGGATTACACCTACGGTTCAAACGTTGGTGGCGATTCCTCTCTGACCACCGGTAATGCTGGCTCAGTCAATGATGCCCAGACTTTCTCACGCGGTCAGTCAATTTATAACAACCCAGCAGGTAAGGGCGTACGCTCTGGTTCTACAGCAGCTGGCGGTCAATACGATCTTGTAGGCGCAACGTACTCTAAGGTACACAGCTCCTCTGTCGTCACAACCGACAATGTTGTATTCTCTGGTGCGTTCGGTAACAGTTCAGTCCTTCAGGACTCGTCTACTGCTACCGTCGTACTCTGCCATGCAACAGGTTCAGATGCTAAGCTTCTGCAATTTGACCCACAGGTTCTTAATAAGATCGAAGGCGATCCTAATTCTAACACTGATGGTCGATTCCAGTTCTTGATTCTTAACATTGTAGGTGATGTTTTTGCTTCTGCTGACCTCACCAACATCAAGGATCTTTCGCTCTTTGCTGCAGACGGCCAGAACATACACGGTGATGGTAAAACAGGCCTCAAAGCCTTCGGTGATGAATTCCAGGCAGGTAAGAACATTCTTAACTTGCGTCGTTTGAACACTCTGGGTACATTCGAAGCCTCAACTAATAAGTTTACGGCCAATCCTTTGGTTACGACTTCTACGACGAACGCTGCTTTGTTGGTGGTCACCTCCGGTTCATACCAAGGTGTTGGTAAGGGGTTCTCTGCAACGCTCACCGCGTCGTACGCAATCTCTGACTCTCTCGACGTTGAGTCTGGTTCTGGTTCTACCTTGACCATTCCTTCCTTCGAGTCTGACTTCGGAAGCTCTCCTTCCCCAGTCATTCCTGAGATTGACATCAAGGTTGAGTCCATCGCAGTTACAGCTCAAACACGTAAGCTGAGAGCTCGTTGGTCACCAGAATTGGCACAGGACCTTAACGCATACCACAGCCTTGACGCTGAGGTTGAGTTGACACAGATCCTTTCTGAGCAAGTTGCTCTTGAAATCGATCGTGAGATCCTGAACGACCTTCTTACCGAAGCCAGAGGCGCTAACCTTTACTGGTCACGTGCTCCAGGTAAGTTCGTAAACAAAGAATCAGGTGCAGAAGTTAAGCTGACAGACAGCCTTTCTGCTGGACCTCGCTTCACGGGTACAGTCCGTGAGTGGTATGAAACTCTCGTTGAGACAATCATCGACGTTGCTAACACCATTCATCGTAAGACCCTACGTGGATCCGCAAACTTCATCGTGACTTCACCAGATGTTTGCACCATGTTCGAAGCTTCGGTATTCTACCGTCCTTCACTGAGCATTGATGGAGAAGGCCAAGTTGCTTCACCATTCAGTCTTGGTGCTGAAAAGGTTGGTTCTTTGAGTAATCGCTTCCAGGTCTACAAGGACCCCTACTTCCCACGCAACAAGATTCTTGTTGGCTATAAGGGTGGTAGCTACCTTGAGACAGGTTATGTTTATGCTCCGTATGTTCCGCTGATCGTCACCCCAACGATCTTCGCGCCAGAAGACTTCACTCCTCGCAAGGGTGTGATGACTCGCTACGGCAAGAAGATGGTTCGCGCTGACTTCTACGGTACAGTCACGGTTGCTGATTTGAACATCATCTAAGCAACAATAGAAACTTTGTTTCTTGAAGGGGAGTCCGAAAGGACTCCCCTTTTTTTTGTTCACGTATTTCACGTATTTTATTTCTTTTTAGTAGTGAGTGCATATCTAATATTAGGCCCGACGTATTCCATAAGGGTGAACTCGCCACCGCGTCGGAATCATGCGAACAAAGGAGAAGATTATGGTAAAGGTAGTTATTAATGATACAAAGGGAATTTTCCAGGGAACTGGGACCGGTCTAGAAATCCAGAGCACATTCTTAGATTCTGTTAATCTTTTTAACAGGAAGTACTCCTCTGATGTTGAGCTTATTGTAAATTCCGTGACCTCGTCTTTTCAAGATTCAGGAACGACATACATCATAGGCGGCCGCGGCGAAAACTGCTTAAGCTTGCCGAGCATGACCTCTGCGAATATCGGTTACACTGCTAGAATTATAGTTACAGGTGCGCTTCAAGCCACTGCAATCGCAGAAGCAGTAGGCGATTCAGATAGATTCCTCCTTGCAATTGGCGCAACCGACGCGTCAGGTACAGCCGCCAAGATCACGACAGCTACCAACAACCTCAACTTTTTAACTGGCTGTGCGGATGCTGATGAATGTGCTGTGGTTTACGTTGAGTACATTGATGAAAACAAAGCTGTCGTCTTGGGAGCAAGCCTCACTTAATAAAGATGCGCCTGCTTTTTTACATGCAATCAAATCAGGTGCTTCTAGTGAGGCACCTTTTTTGTTCACGTATTTTATTTCTTTTTAAGCGCACACGCATATCTAATATTAGGCCCGATACAAGCATAAGGGTGAACTCGCCACCGTGTCGGAATCATGCGAACAAAGGAGAAGATTATGCCAAAAGTAAAAATAAACGACAAGAAAGGCGTCCACACAGTACCCGGAGCCGGAGTCGTTATCGACAGTTTCATAAGCCCCGCACTAAATCTTGCGAATTCATATAATCGCATATACATCGCTGGAATCCCCGCACCAGATCCCGTAGATTCAGAACAGGGTGTTGTAACAGCATCTTTCAACGACTCAGCTAAAACTTATATTCTGGGTGGAACCGGCGGAGAATCCATCGGGCTCCCAGCAATGACAACAGCAAATATTGGGTTTACTACAAAACTTATTATTACGGGTGCTCTTCAGGCTGCTCTGACGGGAACAGCAGCTCAAGACGCTGATCGATTCCTCCTAGCTGTTCTTCCAACAACACCTGACGCAAAGCAAGCAAAGCTTACTACAGCAACCAACCACATATACTTCAATAACGGTGGTGCTGATGCCACTGACTCAACTCTTGTTCAAATTGAGTACATCGCTGCAAACAAGGCAATTGTTTTCGGGGCGACTCTTACTTAGGTAAAAGTTCTGATAAATTGCTTATATCAAATCAGGTGCTTCTAGTGAGGCACCTTTTTTGTTCACGTATTTTATTTCTTTTTAGTAGTGAGTGCATATCTAATATTAGGCCCGACGTATTCCATAAGGGTGAACTCGCCACCGCGTCGGAATCATGCGAACAAAGGAGAAGATTATGGTAAAACATGTTATAACTGATAAAAAAGGCTTGGTTCAACAACCCGGCACAGGAATTCAGATTGATAGTTGCATCACAAGCGGCATCAATACTCCGGTCGCTCACTATAACGTAGTAGCAGGCCTTTCAACATCTAAGGGTATTGAGCTGGTTGCAGGGGCTGTAACTTCTTCGTTTGCAGATTCAGGAACAGCATACATACTCGGTAGCCTCGGCGGAAACTGCTTAGGGTTACCCGCAATGACTAGTGCTAATATTGGCTATACAGCCAGGATTATAGTAACGGGCGCTCTGAACGCCACTGCTATCGCTGAAGCCGCTCAGGACGCTGATCGATTCCTTCTGGCACTTGCCTCAAGAGATGGCGCTGCTAAAATTAATAAGATCACGACAGGTACCAACAACCTCAACTTTTTAAATGGCTGTGCGGATGCCACTCAGTGCGCTATCGTTCACATTGAGTATATCAATGCAAACAAGGCAGTAGTTCAAGGACTCTCTTTAACTTAGTTTTAATTTGGCAATTTAATCTGCGCAAATCAGGTGCTCATTTGAGCACCTTTTTTGTTTTTTGAGTACTTGTTCAAGTGTCCTAATCCTAATAACATCATACTTATA